TATATGCTAGAGTTAGAAAAGAAAACTCAGGCAGAAGTAGAAAGAAAACAAAACAAGATTGTAGAACTAGAGGGAGATGAGGTAATATCTTTGAAGTCAATAGACGAACACAACAAGGATGTTTCTAGACTACAGTTAGAATTGACTGAACTATCTGATGTATCTAAAAAACTAAAGAAACTTTATAGTTTTAGAACTAAGGTAGATCAAAAAATTAAAAGTCATCAACGTGATCATAAGTTTTTTCATGATACAGAGAGTTGTCCTAAGTGTGGGCAGGGTATTGGTGAAGACCATAAGAAAGAAATGATTCTTTCTACAGAGATGAAGATTGCTGAACTTGATAGTGGTTATGTAGAACTAGAAGAGTCTATTAAAGAAGAAGAAGATAGAGAACAGCAATTTACTCGTGTGTCTGGTAGAGTAATTGATATCAATGCTGCTATCAACCAATTGAATTTCCAGATCAGTTCAACCAGAAGCATCATAAAGGATATTGAATTTGAGATAGATGAACTTAATAAAGATACTACTGATAAGAAAGCAGAGTTTCAGAAACTCAAAGGGTTGATAGAAACCAGTAATGAGACTAAGACTTCTCTTGCTAACACCAAGAAAGATAAAGACACTTTGTTTGTTGCTAGTAAACTGTTAAAGGACAGTGGTATCAAGACTAGAATTATCAAAACATACCTTCCCACGATGAATAAACTCATCAATAAGTATCTACAAGGTATGGAGTTCTATGTAAATTTTACATTGGATGAAAACTTTGAAGAAACTATTAAGTCTAGATATAGAGACATCTTCACCTATGAAAGTTTTAGTGAAGGTGAGAAAGCACGTATCGATATTGCTCTCTTGCTTACATGGAGAAACATTGCTAAACTTAAAAATAGTGTGGACACTAACCTCCTTATTCTAGATGAAATCTTTGACGGATCGCTTGACCAGTCTGGTTCTTCTGATCTTGGTTGGATCTTACGTAATTTCGATGATAGCACTAATGTATTTGTGATCTCTCATAAAGAATCTATGAGTGATAAGTTTGATCGTACCCTTATAGTAGAAAAACCAAAGAACTACAGTACTGTATCTGAATATTAATTATGGCGACTCTAATTAGTAATATGCCTGCAGAGGAAGTGTGGGTAAGAAAAGAATATCTCACAGACTTTCAATCAGGTCATGGTGAATTTACACAAGGTGTTTGGGTATCATGTAAATCCATGCCTGGTAGAGCATTTTATTTTGAAACATATCTACCAGAATATGCAGCAATCTATGATAAATTACCTATCAGTGCATTTGTAAGCAAACCTAAAACACCAGATCCAGACATGGATCTACCCAACCTACAGTTCTGGAACTGCATGGATTATGGTGTTACAACTATATGCAAACAGTTTATAGGTTCTATGGACTATGAGTTATACACTAGAGATTTTGGATCTCAATTTGGTAAGTATATAATTACGATTGATAACTATCATGATGAACCAGACACACCAGACTACAGCACAGCAGAAACACCATCAGAACATAAGAGTCATAATCTTATACAATTAACTAATGGTCAGTTTGCTTTGTATCCTAATAATAGAATGAGAATATATGATAACTCATTGACTCCAAAAAATCCTAAGATGCCCGACTTCAAAGTTTCAACTGAAATATTCAGTGTAGAACGTGGACACATGGAGAGATACGGAGACACTGATGATTATCATTATGGTATTCCGAAAGAATGAATATTAGTGTGCCAGTTAACAAACTGGTCGTAGGGTGGTTTACTTCATGGTGTTATGGTGTAATATAGGTATATCAAACAAGGAGAAGCATGACCCTACAAAACGAAATCAAAGGTAACCTTGCTAGATTGCTTGCTACTGAGAATCTTATTGTAGAGCATCGTGCAGACATTTCAACAGCATCATTTGATGTACAGAGAAGAGTCCTTCAGTTACCTAAGTGGGATCTTGCTAGTAACACTGTATACGATATGCTAGTAGGTCACGAGGTTGGACATGCATTGTTCACACCTAATGAAGACCCATCAGAGTTTGGTGCTCCTATGGAATTCGTTAACGTGATTGAAGATTCACGTATCGAGAAACTAATCAAACGTAAGTATGCTGGTTTACCAAAGATCTTTAACACTGCTTACAGAGAGTTGAGTGATGATGATTTCTTTGGTATCGAAGGTGAAGAGTTAGACCAGTTAACATTGATTGATCGTATCAATCTTCACTGTAAGGTTGGTGCTTATGCAATGATTCCTTTTGCAGAAGATGAAGTTGTATTCGTCAAACGTACTGAAGCAGCAGAAACATTTGAAGAAGTACTTGAAATTGCTAAGGATGTATATGGTGAGCAGAAAAGACAGAAAGAAAGTTTAGCAAAAGCAGAGCAAGGTCAAGAAGGATCAGGAACAGGATCACAAGATCACAGCGAAAATTCTACTTCAGCAGAACAAGAAACTGAAAGCAGTGAAGGTGGAGAAGACGGTGACCAAAGTGATGAAGGTGGTTTCAAAATATCTCAGCAACCTTCTGCTGATAATGGTGATACTACTGGTGGTATGGGTGGACAATCTTACGATGATGATGAGGTTAGAACTCAGCAAGCATTTGATGAGCAAACTGAAAGTTTAAGTCGTAAGGATTATCATGGAAGACCTAACCAGTATGTTGAGTTACCTAAGAAATTAGATATCAATAAGATCACTGTTGACTGGACAGAAATCCATGACTGGATTGATCAAAGACGTGAAGCATACATTGAAGATCAAAGAGAATATCTTGAGAAGTATTCTGATTACGGTGCTACTGGTTTTGATGAAGCAAAAACTGAGTACCAGAAGTTTCGTAAGCAATCTCAGAAAGAAGTTAACTATCTTGTAAAAGAGTTCGAGATGAAGAAATCTGCTGACTCTTATGCTCGTGCTGCTACTGCTAGAACTGGAGTATTAGACACATCAAAATTACACACTTACAAGTACAACGAAGACCTTTTCAAAAAGGTAACAGTTCTACCTGATGGTAAGAATCATGGATTAATCTTTGTATTAGATTGGTCTGGATCTATGTCTCATTGCTTACATTCAACTGTTAAGCAACTTCTTAACTTGACTTCATTCTGCAAGAAAGTTCAGATTCCATTTGAAGTATATGCTTTCACAAATGAGTGGAAGATAGTCAATAGAATCAAGAACAATCAAGCAGATGATTCATACAGTTCTGGTTGGTACTACGGTGGTAAAGATTGTGCTAATGCTGTAGAAGGAGAACTATATGTTGATCCAGATGAGTTCAACATGATGAACCTAATTTCATCACGTAGCAATGCACGTGACTATGAGAGACAGTGTTTGAATGTTTGGTACGAGTCTTTTCAATATGAGTGTCGTACATTCTACAGACCTACAGAAGGTATGCAGTTATCTGGAACTCCATTGAATGAAGCAATCATTAGTTTGAACTACATGATACCTCAGTTCAAGAAAGATAATGATCTTCAGAAAGTTAATGTAGTTATCTTATCTGATGGTGATAGCACATATGCTCAATTTGCTAAGAAGGTAATGAATCATCTAGATGAAGATGAAAAACTACGTGTTGTTTCAGTTGGTGAATATTGTGTACTAAGAGATCGTAAGACTGGAAGAGTATACCCTCAATTCTTATCTTCTTATGTTCATGTTACTAACACCTTGATCAGACAAGTAAGAGATAGGTTCCCAGAAGTAAACATCATTGGAATCAGATTATGTAAAGGTGGCGAACTATCAAGTTTCGTATCTCGCTATGCTGATTCTACTAAGTACGATGATGTACAACAGCAGTGGAAGAAACATAAGTCTGCAATCATTCCTGATGCTGTAGCTTATTCTGCACTGTATGCTTTAAGGTTAGAATCTTTAGATGAAGAGACTGAGTTTGAAGTTGCATCTGATGCATCTAAAGGACAGATTACCAGAGCATTCAAAAAGATGCTTAAGAGCAAGTCCACCAACAAAAAAGTACTAAGTGCTTTCGCCGAGATGGTCAGTTAACAAACTGACCACTCATGGTACACAAACGTTACCACATCCCTTATACTTATATCATACACAAGAAATCCAATGCCTTTCCAAGCAACATTTACAAACGAAGATCTAAGCGACTTCTTCTCAGGCAAATCTGAGATTGATTCATCTGACGTAAAGGCTGCTGCTAACCATTTTAAAGTACAGGTTCAGAGTCTAACTAAGCGTCTTAACAAATTACCTAACTTCCAGAAAGTTTCTAGAGGTAAATGGAATTTAACCATAGCAGAGAAACTAGAGAGAGTCTATGAAGGACTACCAGCAGTGCCTACAGTAGAACAAGATCTTGTACCTCAAAAAGATCCTAACTACGTACCATTTGGTAACTTCTCTGACGTTAAGAGAATTATTAATTCCAACATGTTTTATCCAACTTTCGTTACTGGTCTATCTGGTAACGGTAAGACACTTAGTGTAGAGCAAGCATGTGCTCAACTAGGACGTGAACTTATTCGTGTAAACATTACTATCGAAACTGATGAAGACGATCTTGTGGGTGGGTTTCGCCTTGTTGATGGGGCAACTGTCTGGCATAACGGACCTGTCGTTGAAGCACTTGAACGAGGAGCAATCTTGTTACTCGATGAGGTTGACTTGGCTAGTAACAAAATCCTATGCCTCCAATCCATACTTGAAGGTAAAGGGGTGTTCCTCAAAAAAATCGGTAAAGTGGTCAGACCTGCGATAGGATTCAATGTTATTGCAACTGCTAACACTAAAGGTAAAGGTTCTGACGATGGTAGATTCATCGGTACTAACGTATTGAACGAAGCATTCTTAGAAAGATTTGCTTTGACCTTCGAGCAAGAATATCCTACTCCTAAGACTGAGCAGAGAATCCTTGAGAAGGTTGCTGCTAACCTAGGTGTACTTGATGAAAAGTTCTGTGAGAATTTAGCACAGTGGTCAGACATCATTCGTAGAACATTTAAGGATGGTGGTATCGATGAGATCATTTCGACTCGTAGACTTGTACACATCATTCGTGCCTTTGCAATCTGGAATGATCGCATGAAAGCAATCAAGGTATGTGTAAATAGATTTGATGAAGAGACTAAGCAATCCTTCATTGACCTATATGATAAGATTGATGCAGATGTAGAAACTACTGAGGAGGTATCATGAATATTATTTTAGAAAGATTTCCATATCGTTATGTTGAAGACGGTATTATTGAATTGAATGGTAAACCAGACTATCGTATTCAAAAGTTTAATGAGTACACTAGAAGGTACAATGATATGTACTATCTGGATAGTTCTATTCAATTAGATCTCGCTCTTGAAGATGCTGAATACACTAAATGGTTAGACCCTGCTGGTGTACCATGTTACGTTAAAGATGAGGCACGACACTATGAGTAAGAATGGTTACTTGGGTCATATAGCAACCCTTAAAGATGGTAGATCAGGTAAGATCCTAGAAGGAGTTGGTTCTCCTTCTAGTCCTAAACATGAAATTATTTTGGAATCTCTTGACGGATCGACCATAAGATGTTATCATTATGATATACGATACGTATGGAACCCTTGAAATATAATGAGAACGAGATCTTGAAAGAGGTCTCAGACTATATCAGTGGAACTTACAGGGGTCACTACTCCTCAAACAATGTTCAGACATTGGACTTGATTGATTCAGTAGGTGACGCAGAAGCATTCTGTAGGTCTAATATTTTGAAATATGCTTCACGGTACGATAGGAAGGGTACAGCACGTAAGGACATCATTAAGATTATCCACTATGCTGTATTGCTATGTCACTTCAATGATAAACAAGCTGCAGCAAATGCTGCCCAGACTGGAGACACCGCATTCACCGTAGATTATGACAAGTAAATGAGTACAGTAAAATTATCACAGTCAACGCAAAGAATTCTATCAAACTTTGCTACTATTAATGCATCTATAAGATTTAAGAAAGGTAATGTAATCAAGACGGTTTCTAATGCAGAAAATATTCTTGCTCAATATGAATGTGAAGAATTCTGGCCACAGGATTTTGCTATCTATGATCTGAGTCAGTTTCTAGGTGCTGTTCAAACAATGACTCTTAACGATCAACCTACGTTAGAGTTTTTGAATGATGACTACGTTGTTATTCGTTCTGCTTCTGGTTCTAGTCACATTAGATATTATTATAGTGATCCTGAAATAACATTAAAGGCAGCACCAGAGACGGATCTGAATCTTCCTACCAGTAGTATTCAGTTTGATCTGCCTTGGGACACACTATACCAAATGATGCAGTGTTCTGGTAACTTAGGTTTACAGGACATTAAATTCGTTAGTGATGGTAACGATTCATTCATTAATATGTGTGATGCAGAGAATGATACTAGCAACTCTGCTAAGTTTATTCCACCTAACAATGAATGTGATGGTGATCATGAACTGAAGATGAAGATGGAGAATCTCTTAATCTATAAGAAGAATGCTTCTTACAGAGTTAGGATATCAGATCAGTTTATATCTGAATGGGTTGTAACACATTGTGTTATGCCCGATGGATCAACAAACCCAAATCTCAAGTACTACGTAGCACTGGAGCCTAATGCATGAGCAACGATTTCCTATGGGTAGAAAAATATAGACCAAAGACTGTTGATGATTGTATTCTTCCTGAGCAAACTAAGAGGGCATTTCTTGGATTTGTTAAGCAAGGTGAGATACCAAATCTTTTATTGTCTGGATCTGCTGGTGTTGGTAAGACAACAGTAGCAAAAGCATTATGTGAAGAACTAGGTGCATCTTACATTTTAATTAATGGTTCTGATGAAGGAAGGTATCTTGATACTATAAGAACCAGAGTACATAACTTTGCTACAACAGTTTCATTGACCTCTACAAAGACTCACAAGGTGGTCATACTGGATGAGGCAGACAATATGACTGATGATGTCCAGAAGATCCTTAGAGCAGCAATAGAAGCATATCATAATAATTGTAGATTTATTTTTACATGCAATTATTTGAATCGAATTATAGATCCTTTACATTCTAGATGTACTGTGGTTGATTTTAGAATCAATCATTCAGAGAAAGAAGCACTTAGTGCTGAGATGTTTAATAGACTTAGAAAGATTCTAAAGGATGAGAATGTTGAGCATCAAGATAAGGTTGTTGCTAAACTTATTAAGAGATACTATCCAGACTGGAGAAGATTACTTAACGAGACACAGAGACATGCTGCTAAGGGTAAGGTAGAATCAGATATTCTAGTAGAGATTAGTGATGTTAAAGCAGATGATCTTATAAGGGCAATGAAGGGACGTGATTATAAAACTGTAAAGGAGTGGGTTAATCAACATATGGATCATGACCCATATCAGGTCATTCGTAGGATCTATGATGTTATCCATGTACATGCTACTGGTAGATCGATCCCAAATATCGTAGTTATTATTGCGAAGTATCAGTATCAAATTCAATTTGTTGCTGATCAAGAGATTAATACTCTTGCTTGTTTAGTTGAAATTATGACTGGAGTGGAGTGGAAACCATGATACCAAACGATCATTTACTATGGTTACTAAAAGAGAAGTGCTACAAGAAGGGTAAGTTTACTTTGTCTTCTGGTAG